AATGAGCGAACAATGGGTAACTCTGGACGCTATGCCAAAAAATATCACATTCGGCGCGACTGGCGTGCTTGCCGTTATGCAAAACGTGAGAACGATATTGACTACCCGCAAGGGAACGCAACCGCTTGACCGTGATTTCGGCATTTCATTGGATTTTCTCGACAGCCCTGCGCTGCTTACAAGGGCGAAAGCGGAACAGGAATGTTTTATGGCATTAAGGAAATATGAGTCTCGGGCGGTTTTGAAAGAAATACGCTGGGAGGCTGATATTAAAAACGGCAAATTCTGGCCGGATGTTTTAATTCAGGTGGTGGAATAATGAGATTTGAAGATTTGAAGTTTGCGGAAGATGACGCTCGTATATTGGCTGATAAATTAAGAGAATTCTATGAAGCGTTACGCAGGGCGCATGGTGAGCCAGGTTTCCGGCAGGGATTGGCAGACCCGGAACGGCTTATGCAGTTGACCGAAGCGACGATACTGTCTCAGGTAAACCAGAATATTGACGCTGCCGGAAAAGGCAGTTTGCTTTTCTTTGCCGGGGAAGATACGGTAGAGCATATCGGATATTTATACGGCGACAGGGGAAAACGGCTTGAAGATTCATTTTCTCTTACTACTATTCGTTACACGCTTTCAGTCGCGCTGGATTTCGTAACAATTATACCAAAGGGAAGCCGTGTAACAGCAGATAATAAAATATTTTTTGCGACAAAGGAAGTATTGGAAATACCGGCTGGAGAATTGACAGGAGAGGTTGAAGCAGAATGTTTGACTGCTGGAATTGTGGGTAATGGTTTTGGTATTGGCACAATAAAAAATATAGTAGACCGTGTGCCTTTCGTTTCATCGGTTGTAAATATAACGCCGTCAACTGGCGGTGTTGAGGTTGAAAGTGTCGAAGCTTATAAAGAAAGGTTGCGGATACTGCCGGAGTCTTTTTCTACTGCCGGGCCTAATGGCGCTTATGAGTTTTGGGCAAGAACGGCAAATCCTGGGATTATAGATTCAAAGGTATGGTTGCCGGAACTTAATATGCAGTCATTTGCGGAATTTCTTGCTCCATGGGGAATAACGAATACAGAAGGCTTTTATAATGCCATTTTCAATTATTTCAGAACAAGTGGTACTGGACCGGGTAATGTTAATATAACTATTTTAATGAAGGATGGCGAATTGCCGTCTGATGAAATTATCAATCAGGTAGATGAAACATTATCCGCGAGGACGCGCAGACCGTTGACTGATTTTGTTCATGTAATAAAGCCAACACCGATTGATTTCAATGTCAATTTTAAGTTTTGGATTGACACCGAGAGAGCAACGGAAGCGACATCAATCATCGAAGCGGTAAACAGGGTTGTTGAGGAATATATCACTTGGCAGAAATCAATGCTTGGTTTGGATATTTTGCCTGACAAACTTCATAAGCTAGTTATGGATTGCGGAGTAAAGAGGTTGCAAATTATTCAACCTGTATTTAAGGTTCTTAAACCGAATGAAGTGGCGCAGTTTGACGGCAATAAATCTGTAATTTTTGAAGGACTTGAGGACGCATAATGGATTTAAGTAACGTATCTATCCTTAATTTAATGCCGCCGAATATAGCTTCTGACAAAAATGTCAAAATGGCGGCTCAGGCGTTTGATGAAGTATTGCGGGATATAATAAAAAAAATCCCGAATGTCGCTGTCATTTCTAACTTAATTTTGAATAAAATTGTTGACGAAGTTCTGATTGATTTGTTGGCGTGGCAATTTCATGTAGATTTTTATGACCCGAAAATGCCTATAAATATTAAGCGTGAATTGGTTATGAAATCATTGGACTGGCATTTTAGAAAGGGAACTCCGTCTGTTGTTGAGGACCTTGTTACGACAGTTTTTTCAAAAGCGGAAATACAAGAATGGTTTGAATATGAAGGATTGCCATACCGGTTCCGTATATATACAGAGGAACAGTTACCAAATGTTGAAACTCTTGAAAATTTTATTCAGGCAATAAAAAGCGTAAAAAATACTCGTTCATGGTTTGACACAATAACGTCAATAGCGAGAACAAATGCGGATGCCAATATCGGCATTGTTCCTGAAATTGGCAAGAGGGCGCATATATTGGCAAGGGAGAATGAGCCTTATGTATTTTTTGGAATAATGCCGCGGATGAATAAAAGCGTCCATATTTTGGCAAGTGAAAATGAGCCGCATGGTTATCATGGGATTGTTCCCAGAATAAATATGCGAGTAGATATTTTATCTTTGGAGGTATAGCATGGCAGCTTTTCAGAAGGCAAGTTTGACGGAATATGGGATGGGGCGCATCGCTCAAGCCCATAAAGGCGATAGAATGGTATTTACTGCCATTGGTATCGGAGACGGTTTTTTGTCAGGGGATTTAACTGCGGTAACATCTCTGGCAAATGAAAAACAAAGGTTTGACATAACAAACAGCAGGGTTGAAGGTAATACCTTTTGGGCTGAATGCAGACCGACAGATATTGTAGACCCAGGTGGAATATTTGTCCGGGAAATGGGGTTGTATATTGCAGACCCTGACCATGAGGAAGATCGCAATTTTGACAAATTGTATTCGGTTGCCGGCGTGATTCAGATAGACGGTAATGACCCTGATTTTTATGTGCATTTACAGCAGAACCCGGAAAATATGCTTGTCGATTACAGGTTTGCAATGCACACGATTATTTCCATAGCGGCTTCAATAATCGTCAGGCAAAGAATAGGCGTCAATTTAATTAGTTTCAGCATTGAGGATGGGGACCTTATATTACATCATAATGATGACGTTGATCCGCCTCATTTCTGGATAGACCAACAAGGCTATTTAATAGCCGAAATATAGTATCTCAGGAGGGATATATGGCAAGAGTAAATTTAGGAAGGGTACGTGGGAAAGATGGGTATATACCGCCCATGTATTTTGAAAGCGCTCCGTTTTTAGTTGCGTCTGACAAGCGGAGAATTACGGTAAAGGCCGGGACAAAAATTGATCTTGGTGAGAGGACGTTTTCCGTTGATGTGGACACGGAATATGATATAGCCTCAATCCTTGATGTTGGAGCCCTTGCCTTCGGAAAGGATTATTACCTTTTCATTTGTCCTCAAGGTAGCGCGGATATTGTCGTCAAAGCAAGCCTGACAAAAAGCGCTCCGCAGGGATTCAGCGCGGAAGCCGTTGAACTGATTGGCGGCTTTCACACGTTATGCGCCAATGTGGGTGATGACCTTACTTACTTTGAAGGCAATGTTGAAAAAAATCATCCGCTTAATGGCTATATTGCTGGGGATATTTTGCCGTACTCCGTTTGGTGTCTTAATCACAGGCCGTATTCGGAGCCGGAAGGCATGGTCTACATTCCTACGCTGGATTTTTGGTGCGACATTTATTTGCAAAGCGGATCCGGCGCAAACACAAAATCAGCATACAGAGGGGCGATTACCAGAAATCGCCAGTATGTTGACTTCGTGGAAGATCAATTTTGCGTAAAAAAAGAACTTCTTGATGACGGCGAATTCGCAGCGGCTATGATTGGTAGTAATGAGATGACAGCAGTTGCCGGAACCAACGATGCCGGAGCGACAAGCGGAGGAGCTGGCGGTCGTGTGGACACTGCCGGGCGCAGAATGATAAGCATTTACGGCGTGGAAGAGGGCTGCGGAAGTCTTTGGCAATTCCTGAGGACTACCAGCGCGGGCGGAGCAGACGGGACATTCTACGGACAAACATCCGCGCAGGGAGTAACTCCAGTTACTCAAGGCTGGATAACAACCGTAGGATAACAACCGTACCAACTGGCGGAGTTGGAACAAATACTCAAGGCACTGCTTACGGTCCGTTGCCGCAGTCAGGAGAGAAAGGCTCATTTTGGGGCGTTGCCTGCACTCTGCTGGCGGGTGGCGCTTGGAGCAGTTCTACGGGGTGCGGCTCGCGGGCGCGTCATGCGGATGGTGCGCGGTCGCGGTCGCATTCGGATAGCGGCGGTCGGGGGCGGAGCCGTACAAAACGGTAATGGGGTTATGCGGAAAGTTACGTTATTCGAGCGAAGCTATAAAACGTAATTCGGGCAAACCAAAGAAACGATAGACGGAGGGGGGTTGACATCGTAGAACGAGAATGATAATAATACGTTATTCGGGCTTAATGCGTAAAACGTAGAACGAGAAAATTTTTTTAGCCCAAATTCCGATTATCAATCCGACTGCGATCAATTCCCCAAACAAATTTTTATCCTATGAGGGGGAAAAGAAAGATGGTATTTTTTGTAAATGACAAAGGTAATCTGCGTACATTCCTTTCTGAGAACGAAATGAAAGCTGCCGGCTTCAAAAAAGCTATTGATACAGCGACAGAGGAAGAGTACAATTCAAACGGATGTTATGCCAGACTTATAAATGACGAAGTTATAATTGGCAAAACTAAAGAAGAAAAAGCCGCCGAAGAAAAGCAGGAAAAAATAGACGGTTATTTGGCGGAACTTGCGGAACTTGACCGCAAAGCCGGAGCCGGGCGTTTTATCAGGGATACCAGTATAGCCTACGCAAAAAAGAACGGCATGGACAAAGGGGAAGGGTATGATCATTTGGTAGAGATAGAAACTCGCGCCGCTGAAATCCGGGAAAGTTTGGCTCCCCTGCTGGAAACGGCAGAATAAGCCGGAAGTTAATTGACACCTAAGCCCTGATAAAACTATAATGATTTATCAGGGCTTTTTTATAAGCCATGATGAGCGGAATGTCGAATTCTCACTCTGCTGGCAGGTGGCAATTGGAACAATTCTACAGGGTGCGGCTCGCAGGCGCGTAATGCGAATAATGCGCGGTCGCAGTCGAATTCGAATAACGGCAGTCGGGGGCGGAGACTTAGGGACGGCGCGTATGCCAACTCTACGGCTGGACATTTTGCTCTGTCGAGTTGCGGAAGTCAACCGGCAAAATACGAAAAAGAGGGGTTGCGTTGTTAGTATTCTTTAAGGGAGGAGAAAGCAACGCAGTCCGATTTTGAGGTCTCATAATGCGTAGGCATGGTGGTTTGTGGCCCATGGTTACCGACATCGAAAATATCCGTCTCGCGTTTTATAGAGCTTCCCTTCATAAAAGTTCCCAAAGAAAAATTATAAAAATTAAAGAGGACTTAGAAGAAAATCTGGAAAACATTCGTCAATCCCTAATAAATAAAACTTTTACAACATCAAAATATTGTGAAAAAGTAATACATGAACCAAAGGAAAGGGTAATTTATAAATTGCCATTTTACCCGGACAGGATTGTCCAGCACGCATTGATGAACCTGATAGTGCCGATATGGGATAAATTATTTATTCACGATTCATATGCCTGCCGTGTTAGAAAGGGTATCCATGCCGGAAGTCTAAGGGCAATGGAGTTTGTGAGAAGAAATAAATACGTTCTTAAATGCGATATTTCTAAGTTTTACCCTTCTGTTGATCAGGATATTCTCATGGAAATTATTCAGAAAAAAATAAAATGTCTCGATACTTTATGGCTCATTGAAGATATTGTCCGCAGTTTCCCCGGTGGAAAGAATGTCCCGATTGGAAATTATACTTCCCAATGGTTTGGCAATCTGTATTTGAATGAAGTCGATCAGCTCGTAAAAAATGATTTTCAAAAGAAATACGGCCGGATTGATTATCTGCGCTATTGCGATGACTTCTGTTTGTTCAATAACGATAAGAAAAAACTGTTTGAGTGCCGGCAGATATTGACCGATTTTATAGACGAAAAATTAAAATTACGGTTCAGCAAATGCGACATATTCCCGGTATCCCGCGGCGTAGATTTTTTGGGGTATCGGCATTTTAATAATTATATTTTATTGCGTAAAAAAACAACGAAAAGGGTACGCAAGCGGCTGGCGGCGCTGCCGTACCTTTACGAGAATAAAAAAATCACGGCAGAGCAATACCGTTCTTCTGTCGCGTCAACATGGGGCTGGCTGAAACACGCCAACACCCATAATTTACAGGTAACATTGCAATTTAAGGAACTGATGAAAAAGGTAGGTGAAATAAATGAACAAGTTCTCTGAATTCGCGGATACGACCGTTTCCCCGATTATGGACGGCAAAAAAGTATCGCTTGATGACATTCTGGAAAAGGAAATTACGGTACTCCGATACCGGGTAAAGAAAACCAAATATGCGGAAGCGAAAAACCCCGATTGCCTGACGGTCCAGTTTTCATATCCCGATAATGAGAATGTTCATTTCGTCTTTTTCTCCGGCTCTTCCGTTCTTATGCAGCAGTTGGAAAAATATAAAGACAAGCTCCCATTTTCGGCGACTATCAAGAAGATAGGGAAATACTTCACATTTACATAAAAGCCGATTTTAATAGAAACACATTTTAATAAAAACGCTTGACTATGCAACAATAGGGAGTTATACTTTATACAGAATATAAAGTTGGCCGACTGAAAACGCAGAAGCCCTTTATGTCGATACCAGGGGGAATCCCGGTGTTGCCATAAAGGGCTTTTTTTATGGTCAAAAAGTTGGGAGGGAAACGAATTGCATTTATATCCTCTTATTGCGAGCGTGAACGTGGATGTCGATAAATTGTCCATTGAACATTTATTGATTATTGTTTTTTCTTTGCTGGCTGTTGTTTCTATCGTGCTTATCTGTGGCTTTTCGCTCAAGCTGGGCGATAAGGAAATAAATATCGGCGGCGTTCAAAGGCTGTTGGCGAAGCGCGATAAAGACACGATGCTCAAGGAAAGCCTGAAAAAGTTTTCCGATGACGTAGACCATGAAGTCAACGCAGACCTGTATGACCTTGTAGAAGAAATTGAGGATCATCTCCGGGAGCCTTTAATACAGGGGAACCACTGCTATTTCACGTTTGAAAAATTTACGTCGCTGGTAAAGAACGAGCTATACCGGCGCATACGCCGGAACAGCCTATGGGAAAAATTGTCGGAAGCCGGAAAGGACAGGTACATAAATACAATCCTTAAAGACATTGAAAAGCGTTATGAGATATTGCAAGCGAAGGCGAATCAGGTATCTTGCGGGGACACATACGCGAAATTTTCAGAAGTAAAAGAGGCTATCCGCGGCGCATTGATTAAGTTCTTTGACGGAACGGTGAAGATTTTAATTGCCGGCATGGAAAAGAAATGCGAAAAGTACGAAAAGGCAAAGCCGGAGTTCAAAACAGCGGAAGCGAAAAAAATATGCTGCGATGACTGTATTGATAAAAACAAATACCGGATAAACAAGCTGCTTACAGGAAGAATATAAATGGCAGATGTTGAAAGAAATGAAATGATTAGCAAGCTGTCCGAAAGCAGGGAGAGCATAAAGTTATTACAAAATATGCTGAAAAAAGAATTATCAAATGTTGAATATGAAATAAAGCTGGTAGATGACGCGAAAAGAAATCTTGATGA